GTAGAAGCAGGGTGGGAGTGAGGGGCGTTAGCAGCATTAGTTCCATGTCTATGTGGAGCATTCTGAGCAGGAGCATAATGACCGTGAGGAGCATTAACAGCACCAGTAGAAGCGGGGTGCGAATGAGGACCATTAGCATATGTAGTTCTAGCCTGATAAGCAGAGTCCATTCTTACCAAAGCACCCGGATAGAAATCCCAGTTATTACCAGCACCACCATACCTATAAACATACTTGTTCTGGGCCTGCTGGTTGGTAGAAGTGCCAGCCTGATTATGCAAATGAGGCGCATTAGCAGCACCAGTAGAAGCAGGATGGGAATGCGGAGCATTAGCAGCATCAACATTATGAGCATGATAAGCGTTAGCATAATTGCTATTACCATGCCCATGAGGAGCATTCGCAGCACCTGTCGAAGCAGGGTGTGAATGCGGAGCATTCGCAGTACCCGTAGAGGCGTTGTGAGAATGCGGAGCGTTAACAGCACCAGTGTTAGAAGTATGATTATGAGAATCCTGAGTATGCGTATGAACAGGCATCTCAGAAACATTCAAAGTATGCGTAGTAGCACCGCCAGTCTCAGCAAGAGAATCAAAAGAAGCAACAGTAGAATCTAAACCAACAACAACCCGACCTTTAATATTCGGCAAATTAAAAGTCGTAGAGCCATCACCAGCACCATAAGTATCACCAATAAGAGCATACAAATCTGCATAAGTTGTTCTAGAAACAGCAGAACCATCACAAATCAACCAGCCGGTAGGAGCAGACGAAGCAGCCCAAGCAACCAAACCACCAGTAGGAACCGGCCCAGTAGGATCTAACGTATGACCACCAAGAGACATCGTTGAAGAAACAACATGGTCAACTTCAATCTGATCAAACTCTTTATTGACTACACGTTGAATCATCCGGCATCATACTCCACACCACTAACAGTTAAAGTGATACTAGTACCGGACTGATTAAAATAAATAGCGTCACTGGCTTCCATAGTAATAATCGCATCACTAGTAATCACATCATTAGCAGGAACAGTAATGCTGCTTAAAATTTTATTTCCAGCATCAGCAGTATCACCGGAAGGAACAATGTGCAAATCGAAAGTAGCATCAGACCCAGTAGTATTGCAAGCATTAATGCTTCTCACAATAGCATAAGAACCAACATTGCTAGTCAACGTATACACAGAACTACCACCAGTAGCATCACCGATATAAAATCTTTTAGGAATTAAATTTGCCATATTCTAACCTCCAATGCCAGACCATATAAGTATAGCATTATCAAACGTAACCGTATTCATTGACTGAACAGTATTAGCATCCAACACATGATCAACCAAATCACCCGAAGTATGATTTTGAGCAGTGGTACCATCATAGCCCCGCTCTTCAACAGTAATAGTATTACCAGACCGAGAAGCACACAAAATCTTCTCTTCATTACTCAATCCTCTGTTAATAACAATAACAAAAGGATTAGTAGAACCAGTAGGATAAGAAGAACCAGAAGTCAAAGGAATTGATGTATCAGTAGTAATAACATCCGCTGAAAGCGTTGTCTCTTCAACTACACCAAGAAACTCTCTTCTCTTCATCAATCCTCCGATCAGTCAATACTGATATCAAGATCACCCGTAGCAATACGCAAAGTGTCACCAGCATCAAGTGTCTTATTAGCCGTAAGTGTACCGTGAACCAGCAAATTACCACCACTAGCAGCATCAAAAATGCCGACAGCAACAACCGTAACAGCTGGCATATTCGCAAAGTCAATATTTCCACTATTCTGGGTAGCACCACTAGCAGCAGCATCAAAAGTTGCTGACTGACGAGCATACGAACCACCACTAACCTCAGTACCCCCACCAGAATCAGACGGTGCCACCGTATACAGAGCAACATAAACATTGCTCGGAGCGGTATAAGCCGTAGTTGCTAAAAAGTGATCAAGGAGGGCATCCTCCAAATAATCGCTAAGATTTCCTGCCATTAGTTATTCTCCTTATAATAATCCTCTAACTCCAACTGAGTAGGGATTCTAAAATTATCCAAAGTCAACAGATGATCAGCCTCAGCCGCATCCAACTCATAGATCCTTCTATCTCTTGTGAAACGAACACCGCTCTTCGTAGAATAAGCAGCACCGCTATCAAAATAAACAAACTTCTTACCGGTAGATGCTGTCGCAACAGTCTTCTCAGGCACCGGAGACTTCTCTGCCTTAGGAGCAGCCTTTTTAGCCGTCTTTTTTGCAGCCGTCTTCTTTGCAACAGGCTTTTTCGGCTCAGGCAAATCAGAGGACTTAACTACATTCTCACTCATAAGAACAATTCTATCATAAGTATCATTAAAAAACAGAAAAGGTGGGGGATATTTCCCCCACCAATTCCGTTAGGTTTGTAACTACAACAATCCTAAGATCAGGTGCTACGAAGCTTAACATTCTTAGCGATGACATAACTGTCAGCGTTCTCAATGTTAGCAGCGACACGCATAAACTGAGTGTACTCAATCGTGTCAGTCTTGGGCTGGAACTGACGGTACACCGTGATGTCACGATGCAGACCCACAACACGGTTGTTCGGGAACGTAAGTTCCACATAACCATGCGACCCAGAAGCGCCGGAGTAATCGCCCGACTCAGCCTCAGGCATGAGCGGAACTTCAACCAGACCGATTCCATAAGGAGCCAGACCAGTTGCACCAGCACCACCATTGGCACGCATTGCACCATTCAGGAATGCGAGATCGCCAGTGGTTGAACCGGGGCTTGGGGCACCAGCAGTAGCCTCAGTAGCCGAGTTCGGGTTCTGAAGCGAGTAAATTGCGTCTTGCACAACGCCCGGGCCAGTGAAGAAACGAAGTTCGTTACGACGCTGGAGGTACTTCGTCGGCAGGTTACGCAGCACGCGGTCGAAAACCGAACGCGAAACATTGTCACCAGCCTCATCGACAGTCGTACCCGAAGCCAGAGCCAACTTCACAAAGCCATCAAGAGCCTTAAGAAGCGTGTTGCTGGACGAGGTATTGCCATTGATGAGAAGATCATCAAGATCGTTAGCGGTCTGGCGAGCCATGACCTGAGCGAGATGATCCTCAAGCGAGGCACCCTCAATGTTGTCCTCAAGGGACTCAGTTGAAATCTCCCAATCAAGACGAAGCTTGACGCTGGAGAGAGAAACCTTCGAGAAGGTCACGGCTGCATTGCTACCATCATCGGTAGCCTCAGTAGCCTTGCGCATGATGCGCGTACCAACCGACAGTTTGTCGATATCCATGCTTGAAGCACGCATACGGACAACACGGCTGTTTTGCATAAGAACAGACTGATCGACCACAAAATCGAGGAAACGATTCGACTGCTCAGCGTTGAGAAGACCGCCAGAAGCGCCACCCACAACAGAGGTAGTAACTTCGTTAGCCTTTGCTAAAATTTCTTCTTGAGTTGCCATTTTTTATATCCTCCTAATCACGACTCATAGCCGAGAGCCTTAACCAGCTCTGACGGCAAATAAATGTTGTTCCAGAAGGACTGCGGGGCAGACTTAGTAAGTTCATCCTCTCCGTCCTCATCGTCGTCTGGATCGACGCTCTTCTTGACTGCACCGGCAGCAGCAAAAGCCTCCACCTTTTCAGTCTGCTCAGCGAGAGCCTGCTCAGCCGAAGCAAGCTTCTGCTCTAACTCCTCACGCTGCTCATCTGCGCTCTTGGTAACCTCTTCAATCTTAGAGTCAATTGAAGCCTCAACCTCTTCTTTGAAAGAAGTGGCGAAGTCAGTCAACTTCTGATCGAAGACCGAACCCAGAGCATCCTTTAGAATTTCAATATCCATTTGATCCTCCATTTGATCGTTATCCACTTCAACCTCAGTTTCAGTTGAAGCTTCTTCAATTTCGACAGACTTTTCAACGACTGTCTCTTCCTCAACTGTCAACCAGTTGACGAAACGCTTTAACAAAGAAAGCTTGTCTTCGGCAGTCGTATCCATCTCTGATACCTTAGCATAATTTTCATCATTATGCAAAGACTTCTCAATGTCTTCCAAA